CCTATTATGGTTACTATCACGCCTACGATTAAGTCTATCAGTGCAGTTGCTGCCAGCTCTTGCCAATTGATAGGCTTTTTCTTTTGCTTCTTTTTACCCATCGAACCATTATCCTTTCCAATGCTTTCACATTTATTTGCCGTTTGACTTGCCGACAAGTGCAATATATACCCATTTGGGTAGCTTGTCAAGCAAAAAGTTGAAAAAAATTTAAAGTTGTTCGGTTTGTTCGGTTCTTTTATGGTAATATGTTATTATCCCCGAAGAGGGGAACAGAGCACTGGCTTATTGATAGCCGGTGCTTTTTCTTTGCCTTGATCCGGAGAGCTACGGCATCCGGATCGGCTGGCGGGATGGCAGAACAAATGTTCGAAAAGAGCATAGGTTCTTCGGGAAAAGCCGGATTCATTGCGGTTCGGCGAGCGCCCAAAGCCCGACTAGCTACAAGAATTTTTTAAGGGCATTGCCGAAATGGAGGGGTTATGGCGACCAAAAATGATACCACAATGTTCGAGGAAATGCTGGTTAGTTCAAAAGTCCTAGAATCCTTATTTGGTGTGGCTGACAGGACAATTCGGGACCTTACAGACAAGGGCATAATCAAGCGTGATTCGCATGGAAAATATTTGTTCTGGAATTCGGCAAAAGCATACATCGTAGCCCTTAAGGTTGCGAACGCCGGAAAGAGCAGGACAAAGACCGAAGACGACGAGGAATTGATTGACCTTGAAACGGAGAAGGCGGAACACGAGCGACTGAAAAAGCAGATTACGGAAATTAAGTTGCAACTGATTCAGGGAAAAGTACATAAGGCAGAGGATGTCGAAGCTGTGATGACGGATATGTTCGCAAAATTCAAATCGAAGATGACGGCATTACCTTCAAAACTTGCAAAGAAGCTGGAGGGAAAGTCAAAGGTAGAAATACAGCGGATTCTAAAGAAAGAAATAGATTACGCACTTATGGAACTGTCAAATTACAATCCGGCTGATTTTTACTCCGACGAGCACATCGAGATATCCGGTGATGACATCAGCACGTTAGGAGTTGAGGAGAGTGGCGAGTAGGAAAGTAAGCTGGCATACCTTGCAGTTTATGTGCAAACTGGCGGGGACGCTGAGACCAAAAGAAAATATGACGCTCAGCGAGTGGGCGGAGAAGTACATGGTGCTACCGGAGGGCTCCAGCGAGGCAGGACACTACTCAACAGAGACAGCGCCGTACCAGAAGGCAATTATGGACGCGATTACAGACCCGGAAGTGGTAGATGTTGCGGTCATGAGCTCGGCACAGGTCGGTAAAACACTCATCATCCTATGCGGCATCGCCTATTACATTGACTACGAACCGGCGACACAGATGTTCGTATTACCGACCATCAGCGATGCGGAGAAGATGTCAAAGCAGAGAATTGCACAAATGATAGCGGATGTTCCACAACTAGCGGAGAAAGTAGCTGATCCAAAGTCAAGAAATTCGAATAACACGATATTGCTGAAACAGTTTCCGGGCGGGAACCTGGCAATCAGCGGGGCAAACTCCCCGAGCTCGCTTGCGTCCGATCCGAGGCGGATCATATGGATGGACGAAGTCGACCGTTTCCCGGAATCCGCAGGAACAGAGGGAAACCCAATCAGGCTGGCAGAAAAACGAGCAACGTCTTACTGGAACAAAAAGCATATTAAGACCTCCACACCGACCATCACAGGGAAAAGTAAGATAGAGGCAGCATATAACGAGGGAAGCATGGAAGTGTGGAATGTGCAGTGCCCGGAATGCGGGGCATGGCAGCCATACGATTTTCACAGAGTGGATTTTGAGAGCGTGTCGATGGCGTGCAAGGAATGCGGGACGCTGATACCGGAACGGAAGTGGAAGGAAAGCAAGCATAAATGGATTGCACAACACCCAGAGCGGAAGAAATACCGCTCATTCCGGCTGAACGAGATGGCAAGCCCGGTTGTGACGTGGGAGGAAATCATAAGAGATTTTAAACGCGCGAATGAGCGACTGGAAAAGTTCCACGATCCGGAGGATTTGAAAGTATTCGTAAATACGGCGCTAGGAGAGACGTGGGACGACACACGGTACGTGGACAACACGGTCAACGAAGACACGCTCGAAAGTACGGCGGAGCATTACGGCGCGGACATCCCGGAGGGCGTATTGCTCCTTACGGCAGCAGTCGACGTGCAGGACGACCGTTTCGAAGTAGAGATACGCGGATGGTCAAGGAACTTCGAGAGCTGGGGAATATATAAGACGGAAATATACGGAGAGCTGTTCACGGACGAGCCGTGGGACAGACTGGAAGCATATTTGGACCAGACACTATTTTTTGAGGACGGAGCATCACTCGGAATTGCAGCGTTCGGAATAGATTCCGGAGGACATTACACGAACCGGGCATACAAGTGGATCAAGGCGATGCGGGCGAAAGGAAAGAAGTGCTACGGCTTGAAGGGCTACGCAGGAAAACCGGATATCAAACTGATTCATAAGAGGACGGTCGTTGACATCAAGGAAGAGCGGAACGGAAAACAGTACGTGGTTGACCGGACACTCATATACATCATAGGTGTGGATTCCGGAAAAGAAGATATCACGAACCGCCTGACCATCGAGGAGCCGGGACCGGGGTATTGCCATTTTCCGGACGGGAACGAGAGAGGGTACGACAAGGCATATTACCGGGGATTGACCTGCGAGAAACAGATCACAAAGAAGGTCAACGGAATCTTAAAAAAAGTGTGGGTGAAACCAAGCGGCGCGAGGAACGAACCGCTCGACCTTTTTAATTACAATTACGCGGTCGAGGAAATCCTCCGGCCGGACTGGGACAAGCTTGAAGAGAAGTTAAAGAACGGAATCAACTACACAAAGAAAACGAGACGACCGCGCACGCAGCGCAGGGCGATTGACGGAATCGAGGTGTGACATGACCATCAAGAACAAAAAACAGTACGAAACAGCACTGGCGGAACTGGAAGATTTAAAGGCAGCGAAAAGAAAAATTCTGAAGGGCGGGCAGTCCTACGCAATCGGTCAGAACCAGATGACGCGGGCAAGCCTGAAGGAGATTTCCGAGGAAATCCAGGAATACGAGCAGGCAATCGACGCATACGAGACTTACGGAACATCAAAGCGCAGGTCCGTAAGGGCGGTACCGCTCGGATAAGGAGAGAGAGATGGGATATTTTGCGGAACGGAAAAAACTGAGAGAGACGCAGCGCGAGCTTGCACTTGCAAGGGCGGAAAACGAGCTGGCGAGAACCAGAACGAAAACCGTCATGATGGATATGCAGAGACAGAGTGCGCAGCGGTTCATGGACAGCGGATATTCCCACGGCGGGGCATCCACGTCCGCAACATGGGCGGAGAGGTATCATTCGGAGAGTTTATCTCCAAAAAGCGACATCGAGATGAACCGCAAACTCTTAAGGGAGCGGACAAGAGACCTCGCCATGAACGCACCGATCGCGACGGCGGCAATCAATTCCACGCGGACGAACTGCGTGGGTACCGGCTTAAAACCAAAACCAAAGATTGACTATGAGTTCCTCGGAATCACGAGGGAAGAGGCGGCACGGCTCCAGCGGATCATCAAGAAAGAATTTGCGCTGTGGGCGGAGAACACGCTGTGCGATGTGTGTGATCTCAATAATTTTTATGAGCTGCAGCAGGTAGCATTTAATGACTGGTTAAAGAACGGGGAGGAATTTGTATTACTGTCCTACGACAAGCCGGAAACGTATATGCCGTACACATTACGCTTAAGACTGGTGTCCGCTGACCGCGTCTCCACGCCGGGAAGCTACAACGCGGATTATGACGGGACGGAGCCGCCGGCAAAGAACGGAAATGCCGTCATGAACGGCGTGGAAATTGATAAGAACGGCAAAGCGGTAGCGTATTATATCTGCTCGAACTTCCCGGGGGAATACTCGGCGAAGATACCGGAATGGACGAGGGTAGAGAAGCGCGGAAAGCGCACCGGAAACCCGAACATTTTGCATATCTTTAATGCGGATATTGCGGAGCAGTACCGAGGGGTGCCGTACCTCGCGCCGGTGATCACGTCCATTAAGCAGCTCACGCGGTACACAGAGGCAGAAATCATGGCGGCGGTCATCAATTCCATGTTCGCACTGTTCGTAACCACGGAGAGCGGGGACGACATCGACGGATTCGGGGGCGATGACGACGGCTGGGAAGCAGTGCCGGACAAGGAGAATGAAATCAAACTCGGCTCCGGGACTATCAACTTCCTGAAAGAGGGAGAAAAGGTACAGCCGGTCGAATCCTCACATCCGTCCGGAAACTACGACCAGTTTGTGAATGCGTTCACGACGATGATCGGGGCGGCGCTGGAAATCTCACCGGAAGTGCTGATGAAGAAATTCTCGAACAACTTCTCAGCATCGAAGGGAGCACTCAACGAGACGTGGCGGGCGTTTTCCATGAGACGGAAATGGTTCGTGGATGATTTCTGCCAGGAAGTGTACGAGCTGTGGTTCGCGGAGGCGGTGAGCATCGGGCGCATTCAGGCACCGGGTTTTTTTGCAGATCCGCTCATCCGCAAGGCATACACGAACGCGACGTGGACGGGACCGGCACAGGGGTGCCTCAATCCGGTGCAGGAGGTCAATGCAGCGGTGACGAGGATAACGAACGGTCTCTCCACCAGAGAGGACGAATGCGCGGCAATCAACGGAAGCGATTACGAGGATAACGTCCGCACGCTGGAGAACGAAAACGAGCTGCTTGCGCGGGTGAACAAAGCGTTGGAAAGTGCAGCGGACGAGGAAACAAAGATTCTGCCGCCGGGATTCCTTCCGGGGCAGGGAACAGGAGGAAACACATGAAGAAAATCAACATCAAGGGTGACATCGTAACGGATGAGGCGGCGGGGATTTACGAGTATATAGAATGGCCCTGCGCACACCCAAGAGCGCTGGAGAAGGAACTGGAAGAGGCGGCGGGCGATGACGTGGTGCTGGAAATCAATTCGCCGGGCGGCGTGTGCGTGGCGGGATACGAGATGTACAAAGCCATTAAGGATTATAAGGGCAAGGTGACGGCGCACGTTATAAGCGCGATGTCGGCGGCAACCCTGATCGCGTGCGCGGCGGACGAGACACTGATATCCGATGCGGGTGTATTCATGATCCACAACGCACAGTCGGCAGCAAAGGGCGATTACCGGGATATGGACATGGAGGCGGAAGCACTCCGGGAATTTAACGCGGGCATTATCAATGTCTATGAAAAGAAGACCGGAAAGAGCCGTGAGGAGCTTCAGGCGCTCATGGACAAAAATTCGTACATGAGTCCGCAGACGGCAATCGAGAATGGATTCGTGGACGGATACATCTTCGGGGAATCTGATCCGGCAGAAGTCGCACAGCAGATTGTGGCGGCGGAACACCCGGTCATTACCGCGGATAAGGCGAAAGCACTCATGCAGGCAATCCGCGGGGCAGAGAATAGTGGTGCAGCAGTTGCACCGGTGCAACAGGCAAACGAGGAAACCGGCAAGAGTGCCGTTCCTGATAAATCAAGCAAAGGAGGAAAAACCAACATGACACTGGCTGAATTTTTAGCAGAGAACCCGGAAGCGAAGGCAGAGCTGGATGCAGCAGTCGCGGAGGCAAAGGCGGAGGGGGTTACGACGGAGCGGGCACGCATCCAGTCCCTTGACGATATTGCAAAGACCGTGACGGCGGAAGCACTCGCCGAGGCAAAGTACGGGGAGAACCCGATCGACGGACCGACACTCGCATATCAGGCGATGAAGGACGGCGAGAAGCTGGCAACCGCCTATATGGAGGCGGCAAAGAATGACGCACAGGAATCCGGAACATCGGAGGTCGGAACCGGAAATCCGGACGCAGGACAGGAACCGACGGACGAAGCGGACGAGATGGCGGCATACGTCAATAAGAACAAAGGAGGGAAATAAGTATGGCATTACTGAACAGAGAGGCATACACCGTGGAGAAGGATAAGCTGGTCTATGACGGCAAGCATCCCTTTGACGTGGCAAACGTGCCGGTGAAGGTCACGGCGGACACGACCGGGACAATCCAGCGTGGAGAAGTCCTCGACTATGCGGACGGCGCGTACAGCGCACACGCAGAGGGCGGAACGGCAAGCGCAATCGTGGCAGAGACCACTGGGTATGCGGCGGATGATACAGAAATCGTTGTCACCGTGTATACCAGCGGAACATTCCGCACAAGCGAAGTTACCCCGGAACTTACCACGGCTGACGTGGAAGCACTCCGCGGCAAGGGCATCTATCTGAAATAACAGGAAGGAGAGAAGAAGATGGTAGCAGACACCAAAACACTGATCAATACGATCAAGAAAATGTATCCGGTCTCGCAGTTTTTCAAGGACAGATACTTCCCGGACGGGAAAGTGTACTACTCCGAGAAGGCGCTTATTGAGACCAAGAGCGGCAACAAGAAGGTCGCACCGTTCGTGATCCCGATGGCGGGCGGTATCGTCATGGAGAGCGAGGGATACCGCGCGGAGGAAGTAACCGCACCGTTCATCGCCCCGAAAATGCCGATCACGGCGGAGGAGCTGGAGAAGAAGGCATTCGGGGAGTCACCGGAATCCGGACGCACCCCGGCACAGCGCGAGAATGAGATTCAGGCAGAGCACATGGATGACATGAGAAAAGCCATTCTGCGCAGGCAGGAAGTGATGTGCTCCGACGTCATCACGAGCGGACAGGTCATCATGAAGCACTACGCGAGCGCGGAGGACGCGGCGAAGGGGCTGAATTATCAGACGAAAGTACTGCGGTTCTATGAGAACGAGTTCAAGAACAAGTACCGCTTCACCAAGGACTGGGCGACCATGACCGCAGCAGAGAAGCTGCAGGAGTTTTACAAGATGGCGGCTATCCTCAAAAAGAGGGGCATCCACGCAACCGATATCGTCATGACCGGGGACGTGTCCATGCAGCTTATGACGGACAAGGATTTCCTTGAGTACTACAACAAACTCGCGGTGAACACCGGTCTTATCAACCAGAAGGAGCTTCCGGACGGCGTAGCCTGCAACGGCACATTGAACGTCAACGGAATCCTCTTCACACTGTATACCTACGACGAGGAGTACGAGGATATCGACGGAACCGCGAAACCGTTCCTGCCGAAGGGAACCATCGCGCTGCTCCACCCGGGCATGGGTACAACCGTGTACGCACAGGTGACGTTCGTACAGAACGGACGCTTCGCATCCTACGCAGAGCGCATCGTACCGAGAACCGTGGTAAATGAGCAGGACAGCATCATCGAGGTGCAGATGTTCTCGCGTCCAATCTCGTACCCGCTCGACTGGGACGGATGGCTCGTGGCGAACGTCTACGGCGATGTGGCAACGCAGGACGAGGCAGACAACAGCGTCGACACCAACGAGGGACCGACCGAGGGAGTGACGCTTAAGACCGAGGCGGAAATCCGCGCACTGACCAAGAAGGCTGACGTTATCGCATACGCGGAGAGCATCGGACTGAGCGGTCTTACGACGGATATGCTGCTCGAGGAGCTGAAGGGCGCGGTTCTGAAGTATCAGGATGAGACTTACGGCGACTGATGGAGGTGGTTAGATGATTAAGGCGAACACCACAGTTATTGTGGCAGGGAAGACTTATCAGGAGGGGCAGACCGTAACCGGTCTGTCCGCCACCGACAAGGCGTGGATGGAAAAAGCAGGGTATATCACGGAGACCAAAGCCAAGAAGGCGGAGGAACCCAAGGCAGAGACCAAAGCAGAGGAAGTGACGGCGGATGCTGGACAACTTTAGGGAATGCTTTGTGGATGACATGGAGCAGGCGTTCTTCGATCTGGATGAGTTCGCGAGCGTCCACAATGTGGACGGGAAGGACTGCAGCGTCGTCCTGACGGAATACAGCACAGCGGACGCGAAGATGTCCTACGGACTTATGAAGGCGACGCTGAATCCGAAGGAAAGCGCAATCAACAAGACGACACACCTGCTCTATATCCGGGAATCCGACTTAGACCGCAAGGTGACTGTAAATGCGATGATCACGCTGGACGGAAAGAAACTGTTCATCCAGTCGGTACAGAACACGGAAGGAATCCTGCGGCTTGAAGTCGGAACTCATGCGGTGTAGGAGGTAAGGGATGTTTGAAATAACACTCGAAGTCGACGAGGTGGAAGTCAAGCGGAGGCTGGGAACACTCTCAGACAAGTCCGGAAAGGTCATTGCGCGGGCAGTCAACCGTTCGTACACGACCGGAAAGAATGCCATCTCGAAAGAGGCGGCGAAAGACTACCGCATCCGACAGAAGGACATCAACGGAGAGAACATTCTTAAAATCGACAAGGCGACGGAGAAGAACCCGACGGCAACGCTCGATTATTCCGGGAAACACCGGAACCTTGTGCTTTGGGACAACGGGAAGGCAGTCTCCCCAATCGGGAAGAAGATACACTGGTCGAACAGCAGACCGATCGGAAGGGCGAAAGACGGAAGAATGCAATTCCGGGGAGGAACGCCGAACGTGCGGACTTACCGGGCAGCAGTCGAACGCGCACACGGAAAAATCGGTCTGCAGGGCGACAACAAACCATTCATCCAGACGGTACGCAAAGGGCAGGGAAAACGAGAGTTCACCGGACTATTCCGCAGGAAGAGCAAAGAAAGAGACGCAACGCTTGTCGGCGTAGCGGCTCCGTCTGTACCGCAGATTCTAAAGAACGACCGTGTAATGGCGAACTTTACGCGCTCGGCGGGACCGATGTTACAGAAGCGTCTCGAACACGAGATTGACAACGTGTTAAAGGGCATCACGAACTAAGGAGGGCATATGACAGATCTTGACTTACAGGTCGCACTCATCCGGGAGATTAAGGAGCTGGCGGCAACGCAGAGCCTTAAGAAGGCAGACGGCGAGGCATGGAAGGACTACCACATCTACCGGCAGGACAAGCCGTACAAGGACGACACCGAGGACGAAGATCAGGAGGATTATATCATCGTCATGATCGACGACGAGGACACGGACGCGGAAGGTAACTGGGTGGTGCAGGTACAGATTTTATTTTCCATCATGCTCTACGAAGAGGCACACCAAGGGAACCTCATCCTTGCGGACTGGATGAACCAGCTTGACCAGTGGCTGTGCAAAAAGCACATCATCGACGGAAGGTACGAGATGACCGGAACGCGGAGCAAGCGGTTCAACCATGAGTGCTACCCGAATTATTACGAGTGCGCCTACATATCGGCGTGGAAGCTGCCGCCGGTACACCAGGAATACGCGGAGGACCTGATATGAAACAGACCATGTATATCGGACCGGATTTGAAGGGGATTGTGAGAAGAAATCAGATTTTCACCTATTACCCGGAGAATGTCATCCGGCAGGCGGGGGAGGTAAGCCCGCTGACCAAACATTTTTTCGTCCCGATGGGGGACGTCGTAACACGCAAAAACGAGCTTCGAAGAACAGGCTCTTTTTTGAATATTGCATACCAAAAAATAATGAAAGCAGGAGGTAGACCATGACAGAGTACAAGCATGGAATCAGCACGACAAGAAACTCCGACATCTCCATCGAGGCGGTGGAAGCTGGAAGAGTACAGTTTGTCGTGGGAACGGCACCGGTCAACCTGTTGGATGATCCGGCAGGGGCAGTCAATACACCGGTACTCGTATCGAGCAGGGGCGATGTAAAAACGAGCATCGGATTATGCACAGATTATGCAAATTATACACTGATGCAGTCCGTACTTGCGTCATTCATGAAAATCGGCGTTACGCCGGTCGTAATGGTGAACGTGCTCGACCCGAACAACAAGAAACACATTACCGCTGTGGCGGGTGAGGAATTTACACTCACGAACGGCAGCGCGACGGTAGAGGTAGAGGGAATCCTTCTCGATTCCTTGAAAGTGTCTTCCGGAGAATCCGAGGGAGTCGCGGACACGGACTATGTCGCATCCTTCACGGCGGCTGGATATGTGACCGTAGCAGTCACGGATGATGGAGCATTTAAGGATGCAACTGCACTCACCATCGCATACACGAAACTGAACCCGGAAGGGGTAACGGCGGAGGACATCATCGGCGGCGTGACGGAGGACGGAATCCGCACCGGTATCGAGCTGGCGGACGAGGTATACAGCACGTTTGAATACATTCCGGATATCCTTGTAGCACCGGGATTTTCCTCTGATCCGATGGTGGCGGCAGCACTTGAGGCGAAGGCAGAGCTGGTCGGAGACCTCACCAACGCAATCGCGATCGTGGACATTGAGTCCAAAGAGACCAAAAAGATTGAGGACGTGAAGGAGGCGAAGAATAAGCTCGGATGCTTTACACGCTGGACGGTGCTGTGCTGGCCGAAGGTGCTCATGGGCGGCGTGGAAATCTACGCATCGGCAGCAGTCGCGGCACTCCTCCAGTACGTGACCGTAAACAATGCGGGCGTGCCGACATCACCAGACAACAAGACCATCCCGATTGACGGAGTAGTCATTGAGGGAGGAAAGGAACTCCATCTGACCAAGAAGCAGGTCAACAACTACCTGAATGCAGTGGGCGTGCTGTCATTTACCTACTTCGGGGGATGGAAGTGCTGGGGCAACAACACCTCTGCGTATCCGGACAACACCGACCCGAACAACCGCTTCATCAAGTGCGTAATGGTGAGCAGCTACCTGGAGAACCGATTTAAGACGGAATACCTCTCCACCGTCGGAGAAGACGGAAGCTACAAGGTCATTGGCTCCGTGGTAAGCAATTACAATGCGGACTTAAATGCACTTACACCGAACTATCTCGCGGGGGCAGCCATCGTATTTGACAAGAACGAAAACCCGATGGCGAACATTCTTGACGGACACTATAAATTTCACACGAGATACGCAGATTACACGCCGCTTGAGTATATCGAGAATGAATTTACGTGGGATTCCCAGATCCTGCAGGATGCACTTGAAGGAGGTGAGGAATAATGGCAAATCTGATTCCTGATAAGACAAGCAACTACAACGTCTATATCGGCACAGCGACACAGGCGAACAAGCTCATCGGCGTGACCGACGAGACCACGCTCATTAACCTGCAGAACATGTCGGAGACCATCAGCCTTGCGGGAATGGCGGGCGAGGTGGATTCCCCGGCAGTCGGACAGTACCAGAGTATGGACTTCACCCTGACATTTGCGAATATCGCAAAGAGCTCCTTAGAGGTAGCGGCGGCAGACGACACCCCGCTCATCATCCGCAGCGCGCAGGAGTTCGTCAATCCGGAGGATAACACGAAGTCCATCAAGCAGCGCACGACGACCATCCGCGGCATGACCAAGAGCATTAACTACGGCTCCATCAAGAAGGGCGGCTACGGGAAACCGAGCATCACCAAGGAGGTCACCTACTACAAAGAGGAGATCGACGGCGAGGTCGTAACGGAAATCGACAAATTCAACGGCAAGGCGATCATTGCCGGAGTTGACGTCACAAAAGACATTTTAAGCTATATCTAAATTGACCGCACCGGGGGAAGCCCCGGTGCATACCAGAAGGAGGCAAAGAAAAATGAGAGACGAAACAAATACCGTAATGGATGAAAATATGACAACAGAGGAAGCGGCGGACGTAGAGGCGGCGGCAGACGCGACGGCGCAGTTTGCGGAGGAGAACGCCAACGAGGAGCTTGGACTCAATGAAAAACTCCCGTATGTTATTAACCTGTCGAAGACGTACAACTTCGGGGGAAAGGAAATCAAGAGCGTGGA